TTAAGCGACCTTATTAGACTTCCAAACAGGCGGGACCATCGGAGAAGACGGCATCGCGTCAATCGCAGCACGCAGCACGACCGGCCAGTCATGCGCATCCAGATAATGCCGAATGCCGTTCTTCCTAAGAAAGGCGGCTTGGCGAGCGCGTTGCGGGGTACCGCATAACTCAGCCACCTCAGTTCTGGAAAGACATAAACCAGCAGCTGGGGGCATGTCTCGTAGTTGTCTTGCTTGCACATTAACCATTGTCTGATCCCTGCTCAGCTAAAACGGTGGGTCGTCATCGTGGAAGTCATCGCCTGCATACGCATAGGCTTTATCGTTGTTACGGACCTTTGCCGGTCGCCGCTGTGGCGTGATGCCGCTGGAGCCTTCATCACGACCGCCGAGCATGTGCATTTGGTCAGCAATAATCTCAGTGACATAACGCTCCTGGCCGTCCTGGCCGGTGAACTTGTCGTAGCGAATGGCACCCTCTATGTAGCACTGCGATCCCTTATGCAGATATTCGGCGGCAATCTCGCCCAGCTTTCCGAAAAACTTGACGCGGTGCCATTCGGTCCGCTCCTGGGTATTGCCCTCTCTGTCCTTGCGTTTGCTGCTGGTTGCTAGGCTAATGTTGGTGATCGTCATGCCGCTTTGGGTGTATTTGATATCCGGCTCGTTTCCCAGGTTTCCGACTAGGATCACCTTGTTAATTCCGCGTGCCATTGTGAGTGCTCCTAGAGGGCAATGGATGGGGAGGGGGCAGGTAGATGCTGTCATTGCTGATGGTGTTCATGACAGATGCCTGCTTGCATTGCCCATGCCCTTTTGGGCGGCCTGCTCCATGTGTGGGCCGATGGCTTTTTCTGAGAACGCTTTACTCATGCGCTCAATCGCGGCTTTTGCGATATCTGGTAGATGCTTGCTTGGAAACGTTGGGTGTCTGACCCAATCCGCTACTTCGTCGCTAGTAAGAAAATTGGTATGCAGCGTGACGGGTGTCAGCCGTAGCCTGAAGTCAGGACCGAAATCCAGTATCCAGCGATGCCATCTCAATAGTTCGACGAGTGCCGATGTGGCAATGGCTTTACTATCTTCCAACCCTTTTGGAAATTCAGGCTCTTTTATTCCTGCGGACTCAAGTAGCCGTCTGACATCGCTAATCCAACGGCTATGAGCGGTGTTTAACGCCGCCATTTGCTTACGGTCTTTGGAGTAGCTGCGCATCTGGTCGTATTCCAGATCGGGATTCACTGTGTACTCGCCCGTCTTGCGGATCGAGGGAAGGACTTCCAACACATCCAGCACCCAGCGGCGAAACGCGGCGGCGACTGAAGTACGGGCAAACATCGCCACAAGGTGACAGCCACGGGGGCTGAAGATACGGACAGGTTTTTCTGAGTTGCCGCAACCGAAACCCTTGACGGTCAAATTGACCGTCAAGCTCATTTCACTGGTGAATTCGTCGGTATGGCGCGAGTAGATGCGCAAGACAGTGCTGGTGTCCTTGTAGCCCAAAGCTTGGGCCAGATCGGCAGCCGTCAGGTAAGGAATGCCATCATGATCAATGATGGTTAGGGATACGTCGGAAAAATCAACGGACGCAGGAAGGGTGTTATGCATGGTGCAGGTCTCCGTTCGAGAGGAAAACCCATCACCAGACGTTGCCAAACCCCATGGTGATGGGACAGGCAGGATTGGCAAACCGGGAACGGAGCTTGCGCATGAACCGGCAGACCTTGCGGTCTTCCTGACTGCCCCACCGTAAATCGTGGGAGGCAACAAAAAAGCGCCACTCGGGATGCGGGGCGCTTTTGAAGCGCCGTTCATCGGGTTGCCAAACCCGGCGCTAGAATTTGCCAGCGCAGGAGCGACGGTACCGCAGCTGTGAATGTGGGTCAAGCTCAGGCCGCCTCTGGAATCGAGATTGCCGAGAAAGCGATCATCACACGTGCCGTTCATGACATGGCTCGTGATATTGGCTGCCCTTGTCATCACGCGGCCTGCTTGATGGCGGTGCGGGATGCAGCGTCGGACAACACCTGTTTCAAGGCATGACAGATCACAGGAAATTCAGCAGCGGCGTACCACTTGGTGGCGCGTTCGGTGCCGATGGGGACAAAACCCAGTGCTGCTAATCCATCGGCATTGATGGATAGTGGGGCAATCAATGCGTTGATATCTCCCAGCTTGATGAGGTGGCCTGTGGATGCTGGGGTGGTTGCAGTGGATTCGGTGGAGCAGTGGGCTGTTGGCGGGGTGGGTAATGGCGTTGTTTCCAGGGTGTTCTGGCGCTCGCGTTGGGCTTGGATGCGTGCCTGTTCCTGCTGCTGATGATCGGCAATGCGGGCAAGGATCAGATTGTGCAGGTCATCGGGTGTTTTGCTGATGCATAGACTCACCCTGTCTGGAAACAGGGAGCGGTAAGCCGCGTCACATGCTTCCATCACGGTGATATTGGCGCGCACCCGTTCCACGTGGGCAGTGATGTTGATCTTCTCGTGAGCCACGGCGGCGCTCACAGCCTCCTGCATGCTGATCATCGACTTCTTGCCTTTAATGGTGTCACCGATCTTTGCAGGCAAATCAGCCGGAATCGGTAGGGCATACTCCTCTAACCTCGCGTTGAGGCTGGCGTAGTAGTCACGCAGGGTCTTCAGGCCGGTGTGGACAATCTCAGTACGGCGGTGGGCCTTCTCGGTGTTCACCAGGCGATCCAACTCCAGACGGACGCGGCGGGTTTCTTCGGCGATCTCGTCCAGGGTACGGAACACGGCATCGATGTCGGCGGTTTGTCCTAATACCTGTTGTTTGGTGGCGTCTAGGCGAGTTTCTACGCCTTTGCACCATTTCACGGTTTGTTCTGCGTTGGCAAAATCCTCATCGGTGCGCAGGTCACGGTTGATGTTGTGCAATACGGCCAGTGCGCAGGCTTTGAAGTGCGGCAGGTTGGAGGTGGTCACGGTTCCTGTGACTGCAATATGCAATGCCGGTAGTTGCTCTGGTGAACGGCCCAGGGCCACAGGCGGTGGTGGTGGCTCAGGCTGGTAGGCGGCGATGTCCGCTTGCAGTTGTTGCCATCCGTTGATGATGCGGGTACGTAATTCTGGGGTTGGGGTGTACCAGCAATGACGTTCTTCTATGAGCTGTTCACCGTTCCAGGCCGAGGCCATGAACAGGACACGTTGGGCACCGGACACCATGCTCTGGTGTTCCATCTGTATTTGATAATGGAATGGCAGGTCTTGGCCGGTGCTGCCGTCTGTCATGGCGGCGCGAATCGTGTCATTGAGTTGCTTGTGTTCCCAGACGGTGTCTTCCAGCAAGGTCAAGCCGTCGAAGCTGGCCGAATACATGCCATCGACACCCACACAGGGATACAGGTCATCACCGATGATGCGTTCTGCCAAGGGGCGCGCCAGTTCTTCAACGCGATGACCCTCAGCAAAACGTTGTAACGTGGCTTGGTCATAGTCTGGGGTGATCCCCGTGGCGCGTTCCCGTATCAGTTCGGCACGGCTTTTATAGGGGCTGCATCCCATCATGGCCGGTGCGTCGCTAGCATTGAGATACTTGGCGCGGTGGGTGTGCCATTGCGGGGTGCCTTGGGTCAGTTCAATGATGTTCATGTGTTTTCTTCCGTGTGAGTGGTGTTGCTTTCCTGTGGGGTGTTGTCTGTAGGCACAGGCTCAGCACTGGTGTCTTCGGCGCAGGCGCGAATGGCGGTGAGTTGCTCTGGGGTTAATTGGCCTTTGTCTTTGCTACGCAGCATCGTGATGATGCGATCTGCCGTAGTTTTTCCTGATTCAATCAGGTCACACCATTTTGGAAAATTCTTTTCAAATTCTTCTTGTGGGTAAGGGCCGCTGATGTCTTGGTTAACGGGGATGGGGGCAACATGGATCGTTTCGCCCTCAATCGTGTGTCGTCCGGCATCCATTTCTTCAGCCGTCGGTTGAGCGCCCACGGCTTCTGGGAATGCCTTACGTAATGCCAAGGCTTCAGCGCATTTCTCCAACTGTCCAAAGGGGCGTTTGCACCACATGCTATTAGGGGCGGGGCTGTCTTTTCTTGCGGTGGCATAGGCTTCCAGCCAATACACGGTTGCGGCAAACCGGACGCGTTCACCAGCGACCATGCGGTACACCGCAATGCGGCACCATGACGGATAGCGGATCTGCACGCCGCCCAGTGTTTCGCAGAGGGTGTCTCCAAACACGGCTTCATCTTGTCCGGCGTATTCGCCGGTACGGTGTGCCTTGGTTCGATACAGTTCGATTCCGGGCATGATCACATCACGCATGCCTGCCGATGACACAACGCGCCCATCGACTTTCTTTTCTGGAATCCACATCGGCACGATGTGAACGGGTTTTGTCATCGGGTCTAAATCAGCCGCCTGGCAATAGGCCAACACCATCTCTACGGATTCATTGGTCGCCCCTGGATACAGGCTGGTTTTCAATGCGGTACGGATCGACTGCCGGTATTCGGCTGTCATAGGCACGGCATTGTTTGGTTTGATGACAGACAGGGAGTTCATGGCAGCTTCGCTCTGTTAAAGGGATGGGGAGAATGTGCCAATGGTCAGCGTGGCGTGTCCTTCAAGATCACGAAACAACACGCTTTTAAAATCCTGGGCGGTCGCTTCCTGCTGTGCTTCACGCTGTATGAGGCGCAGTGTGATGAGTGGCTTTTCTTTTTCTTCGTCGGTGAATACGGACAGTCGTAGCAGGAATCTGCGTTCCGGTAATCCAAGATACGGCTGGGTCGTGAAGGTGAAACCAATTGGTAAGCCAATAGCTGATTTGGCTTGGATATCATCGAACTTGGAGCGTGATGTATTGAATTCACCCTGAGTCGATTCTGACTCTGAGGTTTTCTTGATAGTTAATTTGCGAATGGCATTAATCGCGGTCGTCAGTGGGAGTTCATCAAGGCTTTCTTGTGATGTGGCCGACAGCAGCGGTGCCCAATCTTCCAGGAAATCAATCAACTTCCGCTGATTGAGTGTTTTACCGTCAATATCCAGCAGTGCTTTGTAAGCTGCTGTAGGGTTAAGGGTGAGCGTGGCTGTCCAGTCGCCATGACCGGGTAATTCCGTTGTACCGAGATTGAAAAATATCTTGGCACTGAGATTTTCTGCATTAATAAAGCCTTCGCCATTTCCTTTTGTCTTGATGTACTGCACGAAGTCGGGGATGGATTGCGTTTGCATTGCTCCACGAAAGCGCGAGCGCAACTCGAAGAGAGGTTCAAGATCTTTGATTCCATAGTCAAGAGGAAGCGCTACCGCTCTATCTTGTAATGCAGCAGGCAAACGGAAGCCATTAGCATCAATGGCGGTTTGTTGAATATGTTCTATGGCTGTTTTGTCCATGAATCAGCTCCTTTTTTCAGTTTATTTAATGGGTGATGACTAGTTTTTTTCAGCGAACAATTGCTGTTGTGTATCGGGGATGAGCGTTAATTTGCCGCGTGCCCCGACATACATTGGCGTGCTCGTGGTGTCTTCCTCTATGACTTTTCCGCGTTCCTTGGGTTCAACGTATTTCAAGGTGTGATCGATCATGACTTGCGAGGATTCGCCAATGGGTTTGATTTTTAAGATGAGCGCCACCTCACCTTGTTTGCGGGTGTAGCTGATGGCCAACGCTACATCGCTTAATGCCTTTGCAAATTTTTGGGCGAGCACTCCGCCATCTGCGACTTCAAATAGGTGTTCGAGGTCTGTTAACGATGTTCTTTCTGTAGTGATAGACATGGTGTCCTCCAGCAGTGGTGTTAGTGCTTGATCAGGGTTGAAGAAAGCGTTTTAGCGGCTTCGTAGTGCGCGCGACGAACGCGGTAATTGGCGATGCGTAGTGCATTGGGCATTGCTCGGGTATCGCGCAAAATGCAGTGGGCTAACCCAGGGTGTGCGTAGTAATTGCAACGCGCTGTGTGTTGTTCTTTCGGTGTGCGATAGCGGTTCATGGGTGGGTTTCTTGCTTGATAGTCAGGGCATCGGACCCATCGTGGGAGTTACGATTTCGACATCCTTCCCGGAGTTGATCCGCTTGAGCACTTCCGTCAGATCGCTGAGGCTTACTGGACGACTGAGCCGATATCGCAAGTCGAGATAGTGACGGAGGGGGCCGTTCACGTCGTCGGCAGACGCGAGAAATAAATGAGGCGCACACTTCCTGCAATATGCAGGTGTGCCGTAGATGTCTACGGCATGATGATTGCAGCAACCCATCCAGAAATTGAGATTGCGATACAGATGTGACATAGGAATTCCTTTACCGAGAAATCTCGGGGGTTTTTGTGTCAGATCACGCCGCACGTGGCGGGCTGGGATGCGCGTTGTTTCGCATTGATTTGCGGTGGATGGCTGTGACGGCAATAACGGCTGGGAATCCAAAGCGCCGGTAGGCGTCAGACTTGGCCTCAACCGTTTTTTGGAATAGGCCGGTGTAGGTGTACACACCCTGCTTGGTGCGTGCGGTGATGGTGCAAGGGATCATGCGTAGTCCTCCTGCATGGCATCGATACCGCTACGGTGATACCAATGCGCTTCTTGCGCTTCTTGCGCTGTTTGCATGTCCTCTTGTACGTCCTGCTCAGCAAGGATGCGCAATTGCCTCAGGCGGGCGAGCCCTTGCACTTCGGCTAATGCATAAAGATGTTTTAATAGATCGCTGCCGATTAACTGATACGCAGGCATGTCATGTAAATCCGCTAAAACGATTTCCATCTCTTTGTAATGGGCCTCCGACAACGTACCGGCCACCCATTCATCGGCTTCTTCGATTTTTTCTGGGTCGCTTAAATAGTCTTGAATGCGTGCATTAACCCGTTCTGCGAAATACTCTTTAGCATCGTCTTGCGGTGGTTGCAGGCGTGGGTCGCTATAACTGCTGTAGCCAATGCCAGCCATTACGCACCTGCCTTTGCCGTATCGGCGGCTTTGTGTGCTATATGGGATAGGACGGATTCATTAAAGCTGTATAGTTCTTCACACGCATCTTTTATCTGCGGATACAGTGGATGTGTTGGCTCTACACGTATGTATTCGTACCCCATAGACGTACGCTGTATATCGCCGTCTGGCCTACCTACAAACCATGAGCGCACCAAAGGGCTGAACTTAACGTAGTGAGCTGCAAAAACTCGTATCGTTCCTTCTGAAGAATTTACACCTGGTTCTTTAAGGTAATCAGTAACGTATTGCTGCTCAGCGCCTTCAGCGTCCTGGATGTGAGCGTAGTAAAACAGCGGCACTTCTTCAGGCGTGTTGGCCTGTACTTCTTTGGCTAAGGCGCTCATGCGGCCACCCCCATGCTTTCAGCGGCCTGAGTTGTGGGCTGCTTTTCTTCCTGTACGGCACTGGCTTTAGCGGCGGCCTTTACGTGCGAATACAGTGGGTGAAAGGGATGCACGTGTATGAGGCGATCCCTCGAATACCCTTTCACTACGTAGCCGCTATCAAGGGCCTTAAAGCAATCAAGCAGCAGCGGGCTAAACCCTGCTTCACTGAGGGCATGGATAAAGATCCCTTTTTCTGAGTTCACTATTAACGGTGCTTCCGTATAGAAAACAGGTCGCAGCTCTTCGCCCTTTGCGTCTTTGATGCCGTTCTGGAAGAACAGCGGTGCTTGTTCGATCACGCGGGCGGCTTCGGCGGCTTTGTAGCGTGCTTTCGCCCAGATGCTTTTATCGATCACGCAATCTGACCCGTTAGGGTTGTATTCCACTGGGCCGTAGGTACCTGATGCCATTTTCGTATCTCCTGGCCCCTGCCGCCGGTTGCGGGTGTCGTGGGGCGATGGAGAGTAGTAAATTATAGTTTACTAATGCAGTCAACAAAGATTTACTAATTTTTCTAAATGATCCTACATCTATTTATGGTTAGTTTTAGTTCACGTAAAATCATGCAGAAATAGGAATCGCTAATTATCACTGAACTTTTCCAAGCATTAAAAAACCCCGCGCTGGCGGGGTTGGTGTTTTCAAGAGCAACTTATGATTAAGGCTGCTTCGCCGCCTGCGGCGATGGCTGCAATGCTTGAACAGGAAGTTGGATGATGATTGGGGCGGACTGAGCCGGTAACGCTTGATAGCTCCCCTTGATGCTACTGACCATGAAGCCGCCAACACCAAGAATGCCTGCAAAAAGGGCTAATACCGTAGCGAGCATCCATGTCCGGTTTTCTTTTTGAGCCTTCTCGAAATCAGCACGGAGTTCACCGGCTGACTTGGTTAAATCAGCGCGGAGTTCACCGGCTGACTTGTTTAAATCGGCCCGTAAGCTTTCAACATCGGCCTTGGTGGCAAGTGTGGGGATGATGGTTTCAATCTGAACTATACGTGCTTCCATGCTGGCATCATGGGACAGATTGCCGTCGCCCGCAAGTGATGGACTTTCCCGCGTCAAATACGGAATTTTCTGCTTCCTTCTTTGGCTCCATGCTTCATACCGTTTTTAATGCGGGCTATCTGGCGTGAATTTCTTTCCTTGACTTCAACAACTTCAGAGACAAGGCCAAGCACCGCCCTTCTCACCTTAGAGGATTCTTCATGTTTTCTATACCTCAAGTTTCCCATAAAAAACTTCTAGACTCTTATAAAAGTGATTGGTCATTGGCATCTTGACGCACAGCGGCCAATTGCTTGAGTAACTCTGGGAGGGCTGATTGCACGGTATCCCACACCACGTCAAGGTTGATTTCAAAGTAGCCATGAGCGATGCGATTACGCATGCCGCGCATACTCCGCCAAGGTACCTGATCATGTGCCTGGGTAAACTCGGCATAGCGATCCATCACCTTTGTGACGGCTTCACCAATGATAATAAGGCTCATGATGACGGCTTGCTGGGTTCGTTTGTCCTCAAGAAAATCCTCTTTGGCCAAACCTTCCACAAAACTACACGCATCTGTGGCGGCCTGCTGCATGTGCTCAAGGTAATCTGGAAGTCTATTCCCACTCATATTGGCTGCGCTTCCGCGAGCACCTTCGCCCGGAACTTAAGCGGCAGATCACCGGGTGTCAGTACATCGACGTCAACGCCGAGTAACGATTTCAGTTCTTCTTCAAGATCGCCTAGGTCGAACAGTGTCGCACCAGGCAGTGCATCCACCAGCAGATCAATGTCGCTGCCGTCGTGGTCAGTGCCATGCAGCACCGAACCGAAGACACGCGGGTTAACGGAGCGGAAGCGGCCTACCGCTTCACGCACTGCGGTACGCTTCATCTCAAGTGCAACAGAGGGGCGCATGGTGATCTTTCCTCATCGCAAGTTATGCATTCCCCCACGTCAGCCACTGAGCCGTAACACGCTTGAACCAGGGCAGTGTGTGCGATGGGTGGTCCTTTAGATGGGCATAAGATCGCGTCACCTGGTTCTCACACAAAATATCCAAGGCAACAAAGATAGGAGGCTCATCGCTTTCTATCTCCAGACGCTGTGCAGTCCAGGCAGAAACTTGTTCTTGCGTTGCGTCTGGATGCTTGACGATATCGGACTCAAGTTGAGAGAAGCGGCGGCGTAGGTCGCTATGGATACGGGCCATCTGTGCCGTTCCAGCCACCAGGTTAATACTGGTGGCGATGGTGACAGTGACTGCTCCGGCAACAGCCATCCACTCTGCTGTGTACTTGCCGAACGAAGCAATGACGGCGGAAGCGCCCAATAGACCGATAAAAGAACTCAGCATGTTGCAGCGTTCAAAGAACGCCATACGGCAGGAGTGATAGCGCTGTGACTTTTGGACTCCCCACAGGAGTTCCCATCGCTTGGTATGCAATTCGGTATTCATACCATTAGTCTAGCACTATCGTGCTGAAGAGGGTCGCGGTGGAGGTGGCTGCAATTACTCCACCCACCTAGCGATCCACCTGACCCTGCCAATAATCTTAATTGGGTAATCCGGATCGTCTTTCCAGCGGGGTAACCGCCAACCATGATCTCCGTCAGGATTATCGGCAGCAAAAAAGACCTGTTTACTACCGTTGTCCTTAATAAGGATGCATCGCTTAACGTTGTACTCATCAGCGGCGGCACCTGGGGTGACAATCACATAGATGTGCTTGTCATGGGGCGTAGTGTCTGATGTGTCAAACATAATGGCGTCCCCAGATTCAATGTTGGGGAGCATGGAATCGCCGTTACCATGCATGATGACAAGGTTCTTTGAGTTCAGATGATGCTTATTTAATGAATCCTTGCGGAATTTCAGGATTTGGGTATCCACATTCGCCGCAATCTCTGGCTCCGTAGTGCCTAGGCCCATGCATTGGTCGTATGCCACCACAGGGACCCACGGGTCGTCATCCGCCAAATTTGGTTCTGATTGAGATTGCTTTGGGCTTTTCTTGGGAAGCTTTCCAGAGGTAATCCATTCCATCCTCACACCGAAATGTGTAGCCCATTTTTCAATAAATTCAGGATTCGGCTTTACGTTGTGACCGTTCTCCAGCCTCCAAACGTACTGTTTGCTGGTTCCTGCGATAGCTGCGAAGGTCGGTTGATCCATCGCTGCTTCAATTCTTAATTCTCTGAGTCTTCCACCAATCATGTTAACTATGATTGACTGAAATTGGTAAATCATGGTTGATTAACCCATGTAAATTATAATTTACTACAGGCATGGACATTACTAAGCGCGTAGCTAGGGAATTTTTGGGATTCACGATGGACCGCCAGTTGGCTGATTTTTTCGGTGTCAGTAAGGCTGCCGTAAGTAAATGGCCTGAAAACCAAGGGATGCCTGAAGTGCGGCAATGGCAGTTACGTGCACTTCGCCCAGACGTATTCGGCGCTCCCCCCACAGGCCACAGGCAGGAGGTGTCCGATGCCGCGTGAAAAAGGCACCTCTGTTTCTCCTGATGTGCGTTGCAAGTTCAAAGCAAAAGCCAAAGGCAAGGCAAATACAGATGAATGAATCAGAAGTTGAAACACCCAAAGTAACGTCAAACCTAATTGGATCTGATATTTCCGAACTCGCCATTGCACACAGTGCAGAACCAAGTGCAAAACCAGTTTCTGGGCTTATATTGCAGAACGGACTTCCATCCCCTGTTGTCGATGCATGGCTGGCAAATGTAATGCATAGGCTCCGTAACTCCTGGCTTGATGGACCCGCTCTGCTGTGGGGGACATTCATCCCATACACAAATGTGCCACGACTGATCTCCAGAAGCGTATAGCGCTCCTTTTGCGTGATGGTTTCCTTGAGTTTTCGCAATTCCTCTGCGGTATCGAACTTCTCGCGTTGGAGCTGGAACAGGGTGTCGTTCTGAACGAGCAAAGCAGTCTGGGCTGCGATAAGCGCCTCGCGGAGCTGAGAAGTAGCCGTCTCGATCTTGCTGAAATCGCGAAGACCTACGAGGGAACCCGCGAGTTCCATAGCGATCTTCAAGGAGGAAGCCGCTGTGTTGATAGAAGTTAAGTCCATGCCGATCTCCGGTAGTGATTTGGTTGCTTGGAAACACCAATTCTACCGGCAGGTTGGCTCCAACCCGATTTCGATTGGCACTGCACTTATGGAGGTTTCTGATGCTGCGTGATGGTTTGGAACGGACACGTGCACCCGTTTCCATGGATGCAATCCGCATCAAGAAATACGAAGCCGAAGCCGAACTGCTGCGGTTGGAAGCAGCAGCAATAGATGATCCCTTACTTAAAGAGCGTCTTTTGGCGCGGTCCAGCCTTGCATCTCTTGGTGCAAAGCAAATTGCAAATCTTTGTAATTCATTCAAACGGTGTGCCGTTTGATGCGCTGTGTTCGATCTTTTCAATGACATTGAATAACCCTTGGTAATGAATCTATGTATGCCGATCCAACCCACATTCGTAGTCACCCGGTGAAGGTGCGTTTTAACGATGCCGAGCACGATTTGATCCTTGCGTTGGCTCACTACAACGGGATGCAACCGGCGACGTTTGTTCGTGCACTGGCGTTATCGGTAGCAACTGCTGCGATAAAAAATGATAAGCGGCAAACAGACGCAGCTTGAAGTGCCTAACCAGGCCCTTTGGAGGCCCTGTGGAAATTGATCTAACACCGGCTGTTCAAAAAATATTTGAGCAATACGCACAAATCTATGGACTGGCTTGTGTTGATGAAGCGGTAGAACACGCTGCAAAACACGCACTAAAGGACGCTTATCTGTTACAGGCCAAGAATGGGCATTCGCCTCTTGGAGAAGGCGTGGTGCTTTATTTGAAGGGACTTAAAAAGCCCTCAAGGAATCAAGAATGAAAGCAAGCAATGACAGCGTGAGCTTGACCCACATTCGCCGCTGCGGTACCGTCGCCGGTAAGGAGCTTAAGAACTCCGAAAACGTAGCGATATCCGCACTCGTCAGCTCGCGGATTTTTTATGCCCGTTCGTTTTTACGTCGGGAGGGCGGCAGCGATACAACACCCTGCAAAGGGGAAAGCTGCCCGCCGGTCTACGTTCCGGTTCTTAACCTCCCGACCTTCTCGGGTCGGCGCGTAAGAAAAACCTCGATCTACTTCTCATTCTCGCCAGCCACGGTGACACCGTGAGCTTGACACCAATCATACATCTGAGGCAGGCTGCCCATGCAGCGGCAAAATCCGCTGCCGGGTTTAGAAGCCTGAAAATAAGGCGCGAAAAGCGCCCATTTCCGATGCTGGCGCTTTTTCATTGCTCGCTGCCGTCGGCAGTGGGCCTTGCGTGTAGCGCAACTCGCCTATGGCGGGCGGCGTGGAGAGACTTCCAAGTCTACCGTTCCTTGTTTCGGTCTTCTAACTCCGCGTCGTCCGCCTCCCTGTTTAGAAGCGTGGTGGCGGACTCCAATCTAACAAGGAGTCATGCTATGTCGCAGTCCATTATTCCGTTCGATTTTCATTCCCACGCTGTGCGCGTTGTGATGCGCGATGGCAATCCGTGGTTTGTTGCTAAAGACGTTGCCAAAGCATTGGAGTATCGCTGGAACGCTAGCAAAAGCATTAGTCATGTTCCCTCAGAGTGGAGAGGGGTGGAATCCGTTTCCACCCCCTCTGGGCAACAAGAAGTCATCGTTATTTCTGAACCTGGTTTGTACTTCTTTCTTGGCCGTAGCGACAAACCAAAGGCGCTGCCATTCCAGAAGTGGTTAGCTGGCGAAGTCCTTCCCTCGATCCGCAAGACGGGCGAGTACACAGTGAATCCCGATCTGGAATACGACCAGATGCGCAGCTACTCCAAAGACCGTAAGCAAATGGAGGAGTTAAACACCGCTCATAGCCGTTGGATTAGCGATGTCAGACGGGTACTTGAGTCCGCAGGAATAAAAGAGCCTGAATTTCCAAAAGGGTTGGAAGATAGTAAAGCCATTGCCACATCGGCACTCGTCGAACTATTGAGATGGCATCGATGGGTACTGGATTTCGGTCCTGACTTCAGGCTACGGCTGACACCCGTAACACTGCATACCAATTTTCTTACTAGCGACGAAGTAGCCGATTGGGTCAGACACCCAACGTTTCCAAGCAAGCATCTACCAGATATCGCAAAAGCCGCGATTGAGCGCATGAGTAAAGCGTTCTCAGAAAAAGCCCTCGGCCCGCACATGGAACAGGCCGCCCAAAAGGTCATGGGCAATACAAGCAGGGATCTCTAATGAACGACATCAGTAATGAACCGGGAGTTGGAATGAATGCAATCACCCCATTTCAATTTGAATCGCAAGCCGTGCGAACCGTGGTTGATGATCACGGTGAAGTGTGGTTTGTCGGCAAAGACGTTGCCGATGTACTCGGCTACACCAACCATAACAAAGCTATGGGCGATCATTGCAGGGGGGTAGCAAAACGCTACCCACTTCCAGATAGCCTTGGCCGCTTGCAGCACTTCCGGATCATCTCCGAACCGGACATGTTCCGATTGATTGCGGGCTGCAAACTTCCTGCCGCAGAACGGTTCGAGCGTTGGGTGTTTGAGGGAGTGCTGCCAACCATCCGCAAGACAGGCAACCGTCCCGCGCTTGAGCACTCCACTCATTCCGCCAACGCAATCACTCCATTTCAATTCGAATCAAAAGATGTGCGTATTCAGCTCGACGAGGCCAGTGCGCCCTGGTTTAACGCCAATGATGTTTGTGCCGTTCTGGAGTTTGGCAATGCGCATCAAGCAATTGAATCCCACGTGGATGTAGATGACCTCCAGAAGTTGGAGGTCATCGACACCCTAGGGCGCACCCAACGCGCTAATCACATCAACGAATCCGGTTTGTATGCCTTGATCCTGGGCAGTACAAAACCTGCGGCCAAGCGCTTTAAACGATGGGTCACCAGTGAAGTGCTGCCCACCCTGCGCAAAACAGGCACGTACTCCACACCGGGGGCGCTGCCCACCTTGCCTGGGCCGACGCAGGATTGCGTTGCCGCGCTCCTGTTAGTCGGCCAATTCGTTTCTAAAGTGCCGGGCGTGAAACCAGGGATTGCTGCCGCCGCGACCTTGGCCTGTATCAAAAGCAATACGAATTTAACGACAGAAGAAATACGCCGCGCATTGCCTGCGTTGCAGGAACCGCTTTGCCTGCTCAACGCCACGCAACTAGGTAAGCGGCTGCATTGCTCGGCCAAGGCGGTGAACCAATTATTAGCCTCCAGAGGCTTTCAGTTCCGTAATGAACGCGACGAGTGGGAATTAACCGAAGCCGGTCGCGTGTGGTGTGAAGCCATTCCGTACTCACGCAACGGGCACAGCAGTTATCAACTCTTGTGGAATCCAGACGTCATCGCGTGTCTGAGGGAGGCGGCATGAATTATTACGCACGCCCTCGTGGCGATGATGTACGTAACTCGGAGGCAGCAGTGGTGGGGAAGGTTGTTCGCCAGTTGCCGGATGGGTTCTACGGGTTTGTGCAAGATGGAAACATTGTTTATGAGATTCATCCCTCCGACATCAGGGAGGCGCTGCGCTGGATCGAACATTTAGCGCAGAAAACGTGGATTACAAAGCATCACCTGGAACAGTTCGCGTGCATTGCGGCGGACACGTTCGAGATGAGAAGGCAGTGAGATGGTCAACATTGTCATCCACGAAGAAATCTTGAGCAGCGAGCGCGTCAATGCGTTGGATTTTCCTGCTGAAATATTTTACCGGCGTCTGATGTCCAAGGTAGATGACTGCGGATTGCATGACGGTCGCCCGTCGGTGCTGAGAGCATCCCTGTATCCGTTGAAGCGAGTTCGGCATGCCGACATTTCCCGTTGGATTGCTGCGTGCGAGAAGGCCGGATTGATCGCTCTTTACAACGAAGATGGAAAGCCGTATTTGCAAATGTTGGACTGCACCAGTCTGCACAAGACGGCTGACCTCTCAGATGCTGAAACCGAAGAAGAACCTGCTGTGTTTCTCGCAGGTTCTGAAAATCAGGATGTTTCGGACTGATGGCCGGTGACTGGATCAAATGGAGCAAGGGCTTGGCGGATAAACGCGAAGTCGTTCTTGCTGCGTCCCGATTGCAACGGGACAGATATGAGATTGCAGGACGCATTATGAAAATTTGGGAATGGTGTGACGACAACATTTCCGAATCCTGCATTGACCCGGAAACGGGCGATGCAAGTGTTGTACTTGGTAGTGACCCCTTGCCCTTCCTGAGTGCTTTGTGTGGCCTCCCTGGTTTAGCTGAGATGTTGGCTTCATCCGAAATCTGCTGGATATCAGTCCGTTCCGGTGGCCGCCTCATCTTCCCAAACCTTGGCCGTCATAACGGAACCACGGCGAAGACGCGAGCTTCGGATGCCAAGAAGAAGCGATTGCAACGTAGTAAGTGTCCTGAAAAATGTCCCGATGTAACGGGGACAAAAGTAGGGACTAGAGAAGAGAAGAGAAGATATAAAAACTAAAAACAACAAAATACCTGACGGTATTTTGAGTGCATCGCTTGACAGCGAAGCACCTGACATCGTGGAGGAACATCAAAATCAGAAAAAACCGCCTTGGGGCGACAGGATTCCGTACCAGGGGATCGTGGATGCCTTCAACGTGACGATGAAGGGGTTACCCAAAGTCAGGGAACTGACGCAGAAGCGGCGCACGTTGATCCGGTCGGCATGGCAGGCGTCGCCACAACGACGCAGCCTTGAGTTCTTTCAGGCATACCTGGACGAATGTCAGGAAAATCCTTTCCTCAACGGTACTGGTCCGTACAAGCCACCAGACTGGCGGCCAGACTTTGACTACCTGATGAAAAACGAGGTGGTGACGAAGGTTTTTGAAACGGCGATAGATCGCGAGGAGCGCTGCCAGTGAACGCTCGTCTTTACGCTTTCGATGAACGTTGTACTGGGGAACTACGGGTGCCGCCGTGGTCGTTGGAGGCTGAGCAGGCGGTGTTGGGGGGGCTGATGCTGGCACCGGAAATGCTGGTCAAGATCGCTGACTGGATCACGCCAGAAAACTTCTACCGCCGTGATCACCAGTTGATCTATCGCGCCATCCTGGAATTGGACAGCAAGCGTCAGCCTTGCGATGCCGTGACCTTGATGGAGTGGTTCCACTCGCAAGGGCTGAGTGCAGAGGTGGACGGTGGTGCGTATCTGATCGAATTGGCGAGTACCACGCCCTCGGCGGCTAACATTGTGGCCTACGCTGAAATTGTTGTGGACAAGGCGAGGTTGCGTGAGTTGATCGACGTGGGCACCCGTCTTCAGGATGCCGGGTTTCAGCCTGAAGGTCGGGAGACACGCGACCTGATCGCCGAGGCTGAACACGCAATTGCTCGGCTTGCGGATCGTCCACGCATCGGCGGCATCAAGACGATGCAGGAAGTCGCACGGCGCTGGTTCGACGATTTGCAGTGCCGTTACAGTGACAAGGGACGGTTGTACGGACTGCCGACCCCGTGGGGGAAGTTCAATGCGATGACAGGCGGACTCTCCCCCGGCCAGCTGATCATTCTTGCGGCCAGACCGGGGATGGGGAAAAGCGCTTGGGCGGTGAATGTGGCAACGGCAAACGCATTGCATGGCAAGCGGGTACTGTTTTTCAACCTGGAAATGACCGATGTCAGTATTTTTAACCGCTGTATAGCTTCGGTCATGAACGTGCCATTGCAATGGCTTCGTGAGCCTAACGACGACTGCCCCGACAGTGAAATGTTCTGGAGTCAGGTCACTGAAGGGATGCGCCGGATGCGTGATGCCGGACTCATGATTGATGACACGCCTGGACTCAATCGCGAGCAGATCATTGCGCGTGCGCGCCGAGAGCATCTGCGTCAGCCGGTGGACTTGATCATCATTGACCACCTGCACCTGATGCCTCTGCCTGGAAAGACGCGTGAAACGGTGGAGATTGGCGAAATCACCCGCGATCTTAAGGGATTAGGTAAGGAGCTTGGCTGTCCGGTGGTGTTGCTGGCGCAGTTGAATCGCGGTGTTGAAGCACGGCAGAACAAGCGACCGGTGATGAAGGACCTACGTGAATCTGGAAACATCGAACAGGACGCCGACCTGATCGTATTTTTGTACCGCGACGACTATTACGCCGAACAGGAAGATCGTGCCAGCGAGTACCCCGGTTTTCTGGAAATCAACATTGCCAAACAACGTGAAGGGCAGACAGGCCGGGTGTGGGCACGCAGCAGACTGGCCTACGGATACATTGACGATTACGAAGGCGAACCACCTCAAGGCCGCGTTTCCGTGGTATCTGCACCCAGCAAAGCCCGCATGCGCTGGAGTCAATACAGAGACGATCAGGGGTGAAGCAGATGCAATCTTTAACATTGCCGTGGCCGTCCAAGGACCTGTCACCGAACGCACGGGTGCATTGGACACGGCGCAGCAAAGCCGTAAAACAGGCCAGAGGCTACGCCGAGGTGATGGCACGGCGTGCCGGATGGGGTGGCCTGTCACTCCCTGTTGAGGGGCGCCTGGATCTATGGATTAGCTTCTATCCGCCCACACGCTGCCTGCCTGACGATGACAACATGCTGGCGCGGTTTAAGCCGTACCGGGATGGCATTGCCGATGCCCTGGGCATTGATGATCGGCGTTTTGTATCCCATCCGTTGGTTGAGGATGAGGTACGCCACGCCGGACAGGTGGTCATCACCATCACGGGCATCACGCAGCAAGCAAGCAACGGAGGGTCACGCCTGCACGCCAATCCTGCATTCTGATCCTCCCCATCGGTGGTGATAGCCGTGTGACCAACGTTTATTCAGGTGATGCCTACCTGAGCGCTATGAAGCGCCTGGTGACTGCTTCTGGTCACCGCTTTTGACGTAAAACCCACAGGACATCCGCCATGACTGATCCGCGCCGCTTACTGGCTCGTTTGAACCCGAGCACGATCCGCTACGACACGCTGCCTGGTGGAGTGCCTGAGTTGACAGCGCAAGACATTGCCCATGCCCTGGGGCTGGTGCCTGCGGGGTTGGGGCGTGAGGTACTGGAAGCGTGCTGGTGGCCGGATGGCGCAGCGTTGCGCCGTAGCCCCTTGCGCGATGCGGCGGTGGCCTTGGTGGTGCCGGAGATTCGACGGCAGCAGCAGCGCTTGCTGGAAGCGCGTACCGATGTGGGCATTGTCAAAGCGTGCATGGGGTGGACCCGAGCAACGACAAGCGCACAGCAGGCTGCGCTGAGGCGTGCGCAGGAACAGCTGGACAAGGTCAAAGCCCACCTGTGGCCGCAGGCGACGTTGGAGATGTTACCGGCACTGGTTGCGGCGGTGGTGGGTGAGCTGTCTAAGCCACAGTTATGCCCCTGCTGTCATGGCCGGGGGAACGACGTGTAGGGGCGTTAGTGAAGGTGTGCACGGCGTGCGGGGGAGTGGTGCGGTTCCCGCCAGTGATTGCAAGCGCGCCGCTGCGATTGGCCGGGATGAATCCACCTACCGCAGAGCATGGTGTGGCGTGTACGAGTGGCTGTTGGAGCGGATGGGTGTTGCGGAACGACAGGCGGCGACGCAGTTGCAAGAGGCGTTGCACAGAAATGTGGCGTGATGGCTAACGATGTACTTACCCTCACTTTCCATCCTGGCATTTGTATGATGTTGCAAAGGCAACCATTGAACGTATGAGTCAGGGGCTTTCCCGAGATGAGTTGTTAGGTGCAGCGTTAGTTAAATTAACTTAACTGTTTATATAAAAAGCTTGGTAACGTCGATTTATTATTTATACAATAATTTAAATGAACTACGAATTTGATTCTGCTAAAAGCGAAAGCAATCTTGACAAGCATGGATTGTCGCTCGCTGATGCCGATGGTTTTGAGTGGGAAACCGCCGTGGTTCGTGAAGACACACGTAAACAGTATGCAGAACCCCGTTTTGAAGCAAAGGGGTATATCGGCAACCGTCTGCATGTGATGGTGTTTTGCCTTCGTGGTGATGCTGTACGGGTCATCAGTCTGCGTAAGGCCAACTCAAGAGAGGTGAAAAGCTATGCCGACACTTAAACAGGGGACGATGATCCCCACTCACGACGAAACAGAGGTAATTAATGCGGGCATCGCCGCTGATGTAGATGCGCGTGAACTCGATAGCCAATGGCATAAGGGGGCCAAGCTTGCCTGTGAAGCATTCTCCCCTGAGATATACACTGCCTTGGTCGCCATGAAGCGCCCCCGAGGTCGCCCGAAGGCAGACCAAACCAAGGTGTTCACTGCCATTCGCCTGGATGCTGATCTGCTGGAAGCCTTCAAGGCCACAGGCAAGGGTTGGCAAACTCGTGTGAATGCGGCCTTGCGTCAGTTCATCGCCGAGCATCCGCTCAACCAATAAGTATCTGTAGCGATGCAACTCCCCTGAGTCGTCGCGTAGTGTTGCATTGATACTGCAACACTTTCCCCCCTAATCTACGCGCCTGAGTGGTGCTATGCCCTCATCGAATGATTTACTCGCGCCCTGCCCACCTCAGCAGGGCTTTTTTTTATTCAAAGCCAGCGACCGCCTTCGGGCGGTTTTTTGCGTTCTGGAGTCCCCCCATGCAGACCATTGGTGAAGAAGGCATTGCACTGATCAAGTTTTTTGAGGGTTGCAAGTTGAACCCGTACACCTGTCCTGGGGGAGTATTGACCATTGGCTATGGCGAGACGGGCAAGCATGTTAGGCCTGATATGCGTCTTGCCAATGAGCAGGAAGCCGATGCGCGGTTACGTGCTCGATTGGCCAAGGAGTTTGAGCCAGCGGTGCGGCGTTATGTGCGTGTGCCACTCAAGCAGCATCAGTTCGATGCGTTGGTGTCGTTGAGCTTCAACATAGGTACGGGTGCGTTTCACCGCTCGACGCTGTTACGCAAGCTCAATGCCGGTGATGTGGCTGGTGCGGCGGAGCAGTTTGGGGCGTGGAAGTTTTCAAGCGGTCGTGTGCTTCCCGGCTTAGTTCGGCGTCGAAAAGCCGAACGTTGGCTATTTGAAGGTCAAGATTGGCAGGCCGCATTAGCAGCCGAACATGCGGCGGTGAAGAAGGCATCACGTGATTGATATTGCGGCGCTTCCTGCCTGGTGGAAGGAGGCGTTTTATGTGTGCCTGGCGATGGCCACGGGGACGCTGAGTTATTTAATGCGTGCACTGGACGCTAAGGAGAGGCTGGCCGTCTCCCGCGTGTTGATTGAGGCGGGGATTGCGGGGTTTGTCGGCTTATTCGTGATGTGTGTATGTGAATGGTTGGAGATGAGCCAAGCGTTCACGGTGGCGGCGGTGATTGCCTCCGGTTTAATTGATACACCGCAGACCTTAGAACTGATTCAGAACGTGATTGTGCCCAAGCTTGGCACGGGGAGAAGGAGTTCGGATGATCGTTAATACACTGCGCCGTGTGGGGCGAGGTTTGCCCAGTGTGCGGCTGTTGGTTGAGTACATGATGATTGGTGCGTTGGTGGCGCTGGTGGCACATGCGGTGCTGGCGTGGTCCGAGCGCAGTCAATTAGCGCAACGTGCGGCGCAGCTGGAAGGCCAGTTAGCGACGGTGGAAAGCACGTTGGATGCGCAGGTTGCGATGAATCGCGATCAAGATGCGGCGATTGCGCGGCTGCGTGCGTTACGTGAGATCGACAGGCAGGCGATTGCGGGGCTGCATACGGATTTGAATCGGATCACGGTGCGCGACCGTGTGTTGCGGCAGCGCATTACGCATTTGGAGCACTTTCATGATGAGGCGAAAGCTTTTTTGGATAGTGATGTGCCTGACGTGCTTGGGTGCTTGCTCGACGGGGGTTCCTGTCAAGCCAGTCACCGTCATACAGACCCGCGTTGAAGTCATCGCACCGCCGCAGGGGTTGTTGCAGCCGTGTGAGGCGCGGCCATTGCCGCGTGTAGAGACCGTCCGCGACTTACTGAGCCAAACGCTGGGATGGCGTTTGGCGTATGAACACTGTGCGGCGCAAGTGCGCTGTGTTGCGGCATGGGGACAGGCGGCCAGCGTCGGGCAGCCGTGGTCACCGCAGGGCTGCGGGGAAGAGGGCGAATGAGGCCAGTTTTTTTAGTTTTTTCGTCTATTAAAAGAAGGGCGATGAAACGAAAAAAACGCCGATGTTTTATTTTTCCTAAAGAGATCGTTGATGGCAGAGACTGGAAGAAAATCACATGTGCCAACGGATAAGAATCGCCTGCTGGCAAAACAATTGACGTCGTTTGGCATACCGCATGCGGAGATTGCCTTGGTGATGCAAATCAGTGCGCCGACGCTGCGCAAGCACTACCGCGTGGAGTTAGATACTGGGCATATCCAAGCCAATGCAAAGGTGGCTAAAAGTTTGTTCCGGTTAGCCACGCATAGCACCAATCCGAATATTACAGCCATCATCTTTTGGCTGAGGACACGCGCTGGCTGGAAAGACACGCAACGCGTTGAGGTGTCCGGTCGCGATGGGGAGGCGATTGAACAGAAGGTGGGATTGGCGTTAGTTGATGAAAAGCAAATCGTCTCGGCCCTCAAGCGGCTTGAGGCTAAGTACTGAACAGGCCATTGATCAAGCGGTGATCAAGGCCAGGTGCGAAGCAGATCATTTATTTTTCACACGGTATTTTTTCAAACAGCGTCAGCAACTGCGGTTTAGGGTGAATTGGCACCATCAAGTGATTGCTGGTGTGGTGGATGATGTGATTGCAGGGCGGCGCAAGGATGTGGTGATTAACGTGCCTCCTGGATCATCGAAAACGGAGCTTGTGGCGATTAATTTGATGGCGCGAGGGTTGGCGCTGAATCCGTATGCGCGGTTTTTGCATATTAGTTATTCGGATGATTTGGCGCTGCTGAATTCGGAGACGGCGCGGGAGATTGTGCAGTCTGATGAATATCGTGCGTTGTGGCCGTTGGAGATTGCTGACGATGCCAAGTCCAAGAAGCGCTGGAATGTGGTGGTGGATGGCAAGAAAGCCGGTGGGGTGTACGCGGTGAGTCTGGGCGGACAGGTGACGGGGTTTCGGGCCGGACACATGGCCCCGGGATGGCAGGGGGCGATCATTATTGATGACCCGCTGAAGGTAGAAGATGCCTACAGCAAGACCGGACGCAGTAAGGCCAACCGTAAGCTGGTGTCCACGGTGAAGAGTCGTAAAGCCAGTCCGGACACGCCGATCATTGTGATCATGCAACGGTTGGCGCAGGACGATCCAACGGGGTTCATCCAGTCTGGGGGATTCCCGGGGCGTGGGAGTGTATTGAGATTCCGGCATTGATTGATGATGCCTACGTGTCCCGTTTGCCGGAGCACGTCCAAGGGCAGGTGGTGCGTGATGTGCAGGACCAGGACGGACGCTACAGCTACTGGCCGTACAAAGAACCGTTAGCCGAGTTGCTGGCGTTGGAAGCCACGGACCGCTATGTGTTCAGCGGTCAATATCAGCAGCGCCCCAGTCCGCTGGGCGGTGGGATCATCAAAGGGGATCAATTTGGGCGCTATACGGTGCTGCCGCGCATTCTCTCGCGCACGGTGTATGGCGATACGGCGCAGAAGACGGCTGAGCGTAACGATTACAGCGTGTTCCAGTTGTGGGGCTTGGGTGAGGACAAGCGTATTTATTTGTTGGACATGATTCGCGGCAAGTGGGAAGCGCCGGAACTCAAGCGGCGGGCGATTGATTTTTGGAATGCGCATCGCGCCTACGACCATAAGGTATCGGCTCCGATCCGTCAGATGAAGATTGAGGACAAATCTAGCGGCACGGGCTTAATTCAGGACATCGCCAGAGGTGGCGCTGGTCAGGGGCGTATTCCGGTGACTGGGATTGCACGGGTGACCGACAAGCTCACGCGGGTGATGGATGTGGTGTCTTACATTGATGCGGGGTGGGTGGTGATTCCAGCGCAGGCGGCGTGGGTGAAGGATTTTGTGGCCGAGTGTGAAGCGTTCACCGCTGATGGCACGCACGCCCATGATGATCAGATTGATCCGATGGTGGATGCAATCAACGATTTGCTGGCCAATCCTGCAAGTGATTGGAGTCGCTGGGTGTGAGTCAGCAGAACCGAAACAAGCGCGCTACGCGGGCCACACGGGGGGCGGCGCCTCAGCATGTCGTGGACACCTTGCAGAACCTGGTGGCCGGATTAGGCGATCAGCGCGACAAGATGAGCTATGGGCGGTACCTGCTGCCCCGGGTGATTGATCGTGTAGAACTGGAGGCGATGTACCGGACCAATTGGCTGGCGCGCAAGGTGGTGGATATTCCAGCGACGGACATGACGCGGGAATGGGTGACGTTGAATACGGCGCTGCACGCCGATGCGCTGGAGCCGATGCATCGTCTGGAACAGGCGTTGAACGTACGCGCCAAGGTGCGCGATGCCTTGGCCTGGGCCCGGTTGTACGGGGGTGCGGTGCTGTTTATCAACGTGCATGGGCAAGACCCGTGCTTGCCGTTTGATCCGGCCTCGGTCATGCCGGGGACCAGGCTATCGCTGACGGTGTTGGATCGCTGGCGGGTGGCGCTGGGCAGTGGTCAGATGGACCAGGACCCCTTGAGTGAGACCTACGGGCAACCGCGCTGTTATCAGATTGCCGGATCGGTGGAGCGGGTGGACCATTCCCGAATGATTGCCTTCTCTGGAGCGGAACTGCCCTGGGAGGCATTCAGAGGCAACGGCTACTGGCATGATTCGGTATTGCAGGCCATGTATAACGCGCTCAGCCGCTATGACACCGCGACCCAGGGCACGGCGTCGATGTTTTTTGAGGCGGTGGTGGATGTATTGCGGATCTCTGGACTCAGCGACACGCTCGCCTCGGACCAAGGGACGCAAGAGGTACACAAGCGCTTTCAGTTAGCGGCCATGATGAAATCATTCAATCGGATGCTGCTGCTGGATGCTAAGGATGAATACACCCAGAAAACCAATCACTTTGCGGGTGTGAAGGATGTGATTGAGCAATTCATGATGGATATTTCAGGGGCGGCGGATATTCCGGCAACCCGGTTGTTCGGTCAGTCCCCCAAAGGCATGAACGCCACCGGCGACAGTGATATTCGCAATTATTACGACCGCATCAAGGCGCAGCAGGAAGACGAGCTGCGGCCTGTGCTGCGGGTGTTGTACGCCGTGCTGTTTCGGGCGTCTGTGGGGAGTGTCCGCAGGATTTAGAGATTCAGTTCAATTCGCTATGGCAGATGAGCGAGACAGAACAGGCAACCATTGAGAAGCTACGCGCCGAGCGTGATCAGATTTACTTGACGCATGGCGTCATCGGTCCAGACGTGCCCTGTGCGGAGCTGCTGGAACAAAAAACTTATTCAAAGATCACCGAACGCGATGTGACGCTGGCGGCGGAACTGTCTCAGGCGATGGAGGTTCCAGATGTGTTGCCAGTGGTAGAAACGACGGCACCCGCTTCCAATACATAGGCTGCGATTGGAATCATGCAGTGGTCAGATAAAAAACCGGCGAAGCACTCACGCCGCTTTCAGCACGCGCATTTCCACATGCATGCCAGCCGCCGCAGCCATGTTGACCAGTGCATCCAAGCCGAACAGGTTGATTTTGCCGCGCATTAAATCTGACACGCGAGGCTGCGTGACACCGAACAGCGTAGCGGCTTGAGACTGACTCAGCGCAGCCGTTTCGATGTGTTGTTTCAGGGCCATCATGAGTGTGGAACGTAACTTCATGTTTTCGGCGGCTTCGGGAGTGTCCTCAATGGCATCCCACACACTGGTGAATCGCTCGTTGCTCATTGTCCTACCTCATTAAACAGATCACGGTAGCGTTTAGCCGCTACATCAAGATCGCCTTTGGTGGTTTTCTCAGTTTTCTTTTGGAAGCAATGCAACACATAGACAGCCTCGGGCAGCGTGGCGACGTAGATAACGCGGAAAGCGCCGTCTGCGTCACGGATGCGAATCTCGCGGACTCCACGCCCTACCGTGGGCATGGGCTTCCAGTCGTCAGCGTCGCGTCCGTTTTGCACTTGGTGAAGCTGGTACCCGGCCTCACGTCTTACGCTCACTGGAAAAGTGCGTAAGTCGTCAAGAGCGCTGCCTCTGAATTCAATCGGTTTGGGTCCTACCATGCGCCATCATACAAAACTTTGTATGAGCGCAAGGACATCTTTGTCGGCCCACGGAATTTAGGTTCACTGAGGATGTTGACATTACCGGACCTACTGCGCTTGCAGGGACGCCGGATCAGGCAGCGGCAGTTACGCCCGCCGCGCCCCAGCCGCCAGGCTGAGGCCACGTATAGGAATGAACTGCTGGCCTTGGTGCGGGTGCTGCACCAGGCGGTGCGGGAGGAGGTGCTGCCGGTGCTCCACGCATCGCCGCCCCACATGACCCGTGATGCGCCTGACGGCAGCGCCCCACAGGGCTATCTGGCAGCGCAGTTTATGCAGGCCATTGAGGCGGCCTTGCGGCGGGCGGCGTTGCGCTGTGGTGGCTTGCCTCAATGGGCTGAGCGGATCGCGGCGCAGCAGGTGCAGCGTGTGGATCGTCAGGTCGTACAGACCATTGGCAGCGCGGTGCGTACCGCCTTCGGCATCGACATCACGTCATGGATGCTGGCCCAGCAGGTGCGGGACCAGATACACGCGGCCCGTGCCGTCAATGTCCAGTTGATCACCTCCATTCAGCGACAGTATTTCGACAAGATCGGTACCGCTGTGTTGCAAGGCGTCATGCAGGGCAAACGCGCCAGCGTCGTGGCCAAGGAGATGGAACAGATCACCGATGCCACGGCATCACGAGCGAAGTTTATTGCACGGGATCAGACATCAAAAATGAATGCGGCGTTGAATGAAATCCGGCAAGTGGGGTTGGGCATAACGACCTACACCTGGCAGACCAGCGGGGATGAACGGGTGCGTGAGGATCATGCGGCCCATGATGGGAACGTGTTCCGCTGGAGCGATCCCCCCGCGACGGGGCATCCGGGACAGGACTACAACTGCCGCTGTGTGGCGATTCCGAATGTGACGCTGGAAGGGCCTTGATGATCACCTTGGATGTCCAACTGACCCAACGTCGCAAGACGCCGGAAGGGTATCTGATCGTGCCTGCCCGATTTGCGCGCACCGGCATCCAGCACTATGCCGCCCACGAACTGGGGGTGAGCGATGCCGATCCCCAGCGGGTGATTCGCGTCTACCGCCCCCTGAAGAAGTGTTTGCTGCCGAGGCCATCGCCAGCTTTGATGGTCGCCCGATCACCGATGAGCATCCGGATGAGGAGGTGACCGCCGAGAACTGGCGCGCCCATGCGGTGGGCTTTGCCCGCAATCCACGGCGCGAAGGGGAGTATCTGGTGGCCGATCTCACGATTACCGATGAGGCGACCATCGAAAAGATTGAAGCTGGCAAACAAGAACTGTCCGGCGGCTACAGCGCCGAGTACGACTGGACCCCGGGCTGGACCCCGGAGGGCGAGGCGTACGAGGTGAAACAGATTCGGATTCGTGGCAACCACATTGCCACCGTTGCCGCAGGCCGTGCTGGACCCCAGTGCCGCGTGGCCGATCGCGACATAGCCTTACCCCCATCCTTTGGAGAACACCCCATGACCAAACGCCGTATTAGTGTGGACGGTATCAGCCTAGAGCTTGAAGAGACGGAAGCCAGCGCGGTTGAACACCTGGCGACCAAGCTCAAGACGGCCACCGAGAAAGTGGATGCCCTGGAAGAGGATCTGCACGCCGCCCAGGCCCCCATCAAACTGGATAGCGGCCAAGCGCTGACCAAGGAGCAATTGGTGGCCAAGATTGCGGAGCTGTCCAAGCAATTGGCGGCGCTGGAAGCGGCCCGCGCTGCGGACGAAGACCCGCACCAGCGGGATCAAGCGATTGCAGCCATGTCACGACAGATCGGCGATGCCCAGCGGCTGGTGCCGGGCCTGGTGACCGACGGCAAGCCGTGCAGCGCGATCCGCCGTGACGTGGTGAGCCGTCTGCACCCCACGCATACGGCCATGATTGACACCCTGCTGGGCGGGGTCCGGGTGGCCGATGCGGCACAAACGGCGGTGGACCTGGCGTTTCACGTTCTGGCGTCCGCGCCGGTGACGGCCTCGGCAGGGCTGGCTGCTGAGGCGGTGAATGAGGCGTTACGGCGTCAGGTCGTCAAGACATCGGATGCCGACTTGGACCCGCGAGCGGCGTATATCCAACAGCTCACCCATGCCACCTAGAGCACTTCAGCACCCGAAGGAACACGTATGTCCGCAATTGACCTATCCACCTATGGTGGACGCTTACTTGATCTTGGCGTTGCGGGGCAAGTCATCGACTTGAACACCAGCCGCCTGTGCAACTACAAGAACGAGGGCCAGACGCCCATTGATTTTGGCCTGTTTGTGGCACGCGGCCCCAAAGACGCCACCTGCAAAGCCCCGATGGGGCAGACGCCGCCATCCTAGGGATCAGTGTCCGCCATGTCACGATGGTCGCCGATGCGACCGGAGAGGTCCGGTATGCGCCCCATGCGATGGTGCCGGTGTTGGAGATCGGTCGCATCTGGGTGATCTGCGAGGATGGCTGCCGCCCGGATGATCCGGTGTCTATCCGCATTGCGGGAACGGGGGCCTTGGGCGCGGCCCGATCCGCCGCCATCGCTTCAGAAACGATTTCCTATCCCCAGGCCCGCTGGGACAGCACCACCGCCCCCGGAGCGCTGGGCGTGATCCGCATTCTTAAATAAGGCACCTGCATGAACATGATTGACATACGCCGCCGTCAGATGGCCGATGCGTTGAACCCGATGTTGCTGACCGATGCACGGTATCAGACCTCCGATGCCACCCAAGCGCTGGCGTTTTTGGTGTCGCAACTGACCCATGTTGAATCGACGATCTACGCCCGCCAGCGCCAAGGCATCCAGTACCGGGATTTGGTGCCCATCAGCACCGAAGCGGGCGAGTACGCGACCTCGGTGACCTATCAAATGTATGACTATTCCGGACGCGGCAAGCGGCATTCTGGACGGGGCGAAGATATTCCGACGGTCGATGTGGCCTACGCACAAAAGAGCGTGCCTGTGGTGCTGGGCACCATTGGCTACGATTACACCACCGAGGAACTGCGCCAGTCGGCCTTTCTGCGTAAACCCCTCAATACCGCGCGGGCCGATGCCGCGATGGATGCCTATGAGCGCCATATCAACGATGTGGCGTTGTTTGGTGAGGACGAACTCACCGGCCTGTATACCCATCCTGGCGTGCCGGTCCTGCTGAACACCGCGGGGCCTTGGATCGGTCAGTCGCCCGCCCAGGTGCTGGCCTTGTTCAACACCTTGATCTCCAGCGCTTGGATGAACACCCACTATGTGGAGATGATCGATACCGTCCTGTTGCCCGGTAGCGTCATGAACTATCTCGTCTCCACCCGCGCAGTGACAACAGCGATAAAACCATTCTGCATTACGTGCTGGAAAACAACATTGCCAAAGCCGAGCGTGGCCTTGATCTGACCGTCCGCACCGGCTACGGCTTAGAGACGGCAGGGGAAGGTGGCACAACCCGCGCCATGCTGTATACCAAGAACCCCACCAAGCTGGTGCTGCATCTGCCCATGCCCATCCGGTTTTTGCCCCCGCAACCCAAGGGCCTGACGTTTGATATTCCAGGTGAATACAAATACAGCGGCGTGGAGTTTCGTTATCCAAAATCAGCCCTGTATGCCGATGGCATTTGAGTTGTATTCAACACCGACCACACCAGCGCCCTGAGGCGCTTTTTTTTTGGGGAGAACGCAGCACCATGACCACGATTATGCTCAAGAATACCCGCAGCTGTGATGTCACCCTGGATGGCGTGACGATTCAGGCCGGACGCACCCAGGCCCTGGAGGCCGCACACGTGGAGCAGCTGCGGCAGCACCCTGGCATTGGCCTGTGGTTTGACAATGGCTATTTGGTGGAGCAGCAGCAGGAGCCGGTCCAGCGGGAGGAACAGCAGGAGAAGCCGCTCCAGCCGCACAGCCCCCCTGAGGGGGCGGGCCCACCCAACAGTGAAGGGCAGGTTTCTGGTGAAGGGAGCGCGGCTGTCCTTCCGGGGACCGGCAGCCATGACAGCACGCCGGGCAAATCTGGCAAACCCGGAAGGAAGGGATGATGTCCGGGGCACTGACGCTTCACACGTTCCTGGCGCGCTATCCGGAGTTTGCCACCCAGCCCCCGGAACGCGTGGCTCAGGCCCTGGAGGATGCCCATCCCTGGCTGGACGCGTCCCGATGGGGAGCGGCGTATGCGCAAGGAATCGCGAGCCTGGCGGCCCATTTTGTGTGGTCCACCCCAGGGCTGGGCGACAGCGCCGCCACCACAGGCGCGGTAGTGTCCGAGCGGGCCGGTGATCTGCACATCAGCTACGCGGCGCTGCCCTCTGGCAGTGCCAGTGACGCTTGGCTAGCCACCTCGGTGTATGGACAACGTTACCTGGCGCTGCGTCGGATGATCGGCCTGGGGCCTTGGTTGCCCCATGAGTGCGGTCACGATCCTTCGGCCCGCCGATCCCAAAAAGTGGAAGGCCCTGGCGCAGCGGCTTCAGGCGCTGGGGGAGCGCGCTGTGGTGGTGGGCATTCCTGCCGCGCACAACGCCCGGACGGAAGACGGGATCGGCTCGGCTGGACTGTTGGCGGTGCATGAATTGGGTGCGCCAGAGCGGGGCATTCCGGAACGCTCGGTGGTGCGGCGTTCCATCAGCGCGCATCAAGAAAAATATGTGGCCCTGCACACCCACCACCTGCGCGCAGTGCTGCGTGATGCGATGAGCGTAGACACTGCCCTGAACCTACTAGGGACGGTGGCCGCAGGCGATGTCAAGGCGACGCTCCGCCACGCTGATCTTGCCCCCCTGAAGCCCCAAACGATCCAGCGCAAAGGGTCCAGCGCGCCCCTGATCGATACCGGCCAGATGATCCAGTCGATCACCTATGAGGTGCGCGATGCTGAAGATTAGCGCGCTGTTTGGCAATCCACGCTTTGCCCAAACAGTCACGGTGCACCGTGACCACGGGCACTATCGTGCCGATGGCACCTGGACCCAGGACAGCGTTGCGCACCCTGTGCGAGCGATCCTGCATCCGGTCAAACCCGATGACCTGCAATTGCTTCCAGAAGGGCAGCGCTATTTGCCCTCCAAAAAAATCATGAGTCAGGACGCGCTGTGCGTTGGTGATCTGGTGCACTACCAGGACACCACCTGGCGCATCGCGCAACTTTCCAACTGGTCCGAGTATGGCTACTACCACGGTATCGCCGTTCGACATGACGGGACTGCGCACCCTACTGCGGCGGCTGTTGGCCTTACCTGAAGGAACCGTCCGTCCTGCCGACCAAGCCGCCCCCTGTGGAGCAGCACCGTTTGTGACGGTGAAGCGCCTGCGTTCTTCCCCCTTGGGAGCGGCGTGCTGCGTATTTGATGGCCGCCAGCAGAGCATCACCTGTGCCTATCTGCACCATATCAGTGTGAATGCCTACGGCACGGGCGCCTATGAACTGGTGTTGCAGGCACAGGCGTTACTGTCCTGCGAGGCGGGCACGGCAGGGCTGCGCGCCTTACGTGCGGGCCTGGTGTCCGTCACGGCTGCCCAAGACCTCTCGGCCATTGTGGGCGGCGGCTATGAAGCCCGCGCCCGGATCGAATTACAGATCACCCACCACCACCGTGTGGTGACCACCCTGGCTGCTGTGGACAGCGCAGACATCCATATTCACACCCGCACCGGTCACATCGCCAGCGTGACCATGACGGCACCGGAGACCCAGTAAATGGCGCTAGCGCTTTCAAACATTGTCAATGTGCAACTCAATGGACAGCCCCAGTCAGCACCCCGTCGTGACTTTGGGAGGCTGGCCGTGTTCACCCCCGAAGCGGGCAGCGTGTTTGTCGATACCAAAACACGCTTCATGGATGCCAGCACTCAAAACGAGGTAGAACGCGCCTTCGGAAGTTACTCCAAAACCGCCGCCGCCACCGGTCGCTTTTTTGCACAAAGCCCCCGCCCCAAACAGCTGATGGTGGCGCGCTGGAATCGCTTTAAACAACACATTGCCGCCTCCCCAACGACACTCACCTCCGGAGCGATTGCCCAGGGGGATACGTGGTACAAGGGCGTGGATGACGGCTGTTTTTCCATTCGCATCTATGGTGTGGATGTCACCTTATCCAAGCTGAATTTCACCACGGCCACCTCCTTCTCCCAAGTGGCAGGTGTGTTGAATAACGCACTGGATGAGTTTGGAGTGAATTGCCGATTTTTAAATGGCTGCTTTGAACTCTATGCTGCCGTGGCCGGAGGAAATCACGCCATTGGCTATGCACAGCAGCGCAGTCCCTCTGGCACCTATGTCGGGCACTGGCTGAAGCTTGAAGCCGATCAGGCCCGCCTGACCATCGGCAACAACGCTGACACCATGGAGGCCGAGACACTGCCGGAGGCCTTTGCGGCCTTGCAGGCACTCACCCCAGGCTGGTATGCCGCTGCGGTGGCCGATGAGACATTGACAGACACGCAGATCCGATCCGCCTCCGCCTGGATCCAGGCGGCAGACAAAAAAATCATGGGATGGACGACCCGCGAGGCGGCGCATTTGGACTTTAAAAAAACCAATGTGTTCAGACAACTCAATGCATCGGGGCATGACCGTACCGTGGTGCTGTACGACACCACAGACCCCTACGCGGTGATCTCGTGGTTGGCCCGTGCGTTATCGGTGAACTTCAGCGCCAACAACGCCGCCCTGACCATGAAATTTAAGCACCTGCCCGGGGTGGCCGCAGATCAATTGACACAGACCCAGGTGGCCCAATGCGTGCGTTTAGGCATCAACTATTACGCCTACGTTGATGATGTGGCGATGGTGGCCGAAGGCACCTGTCTTGGCGGGCGCTTCTTTGATGAAGTCCATCTGCTGGATTGGCTGGTGGATGCGGTGCAAAAGGAGGTGTTTGCCGTCCTGCATCGCAGCCCAACCAAGGTGCCGCTGACGGATGCAGGCACCCACCTGCTGATCGCGGCCTGCAAAAAAGTTTGCCAAGAAGGGGTCCGTAACGGTGCCTTGGCCCCTGGCCTCTGGAACGGGCAGGCCTTCGGTGCGCTGGCCACGGGCGATTACCTGGAGGCTGGTTTTTATGTCTGGGCTGATTCAGTGGACACCTTATCGACCTCTGATCGCCAAGCGCGCCGGGCACCGCCACTTCAGATCGCCGTGAAGCTGGCCGGTGCCATCCATGCGGTGGACGTCATCATCAACTTCGACCGATAAAGGAATCCCATGTCCGTCTTCGACCCCAAACAAGTGTCGGTGCTGCTCAATGGAACCCAGATCAAAGACTGGGCCGATGGCACGGACGTCATCGACGCCAAACACAATGCCGATGCCGGTGCCTACACCATCGGGGCCAGCGGCACGGGCGTGTTTGTCGCCAACGCGGATCGGTCCGGCACCTTAACGTTGAAAATCAAACAGCACAGCGCCGACAACGCCTTTTTGAGCAGGCGACTGGCGCAGCAACGCGGCGCGATCCAGTCCTTCACCCCCTTCACCCTGGATATCCGTGACCTGTTGAATCAGGACGTGGTGACAGCCACCCAAGGGTATTTCACCACCCCCCAGGATTTACCCGGGGCGCCGGACACAATCCAGAAACCTGGACACTGGTGTTTGAAGTGATGGACATCACCCTAGAAAAAGGCTTTGGCAACGCATGAACAATGAACATCGTTTTGAGATAGAGGGACTCACCTACCTGATGACCCCGGCCAATGCGATGGCGGCCTGGCAATCGCTCAAACGCGCCGGGGTGCTACTGCGGGGGATGGATGCCGACGCCCTGGCCAACACCCAAGGCACCGCCTCCGTTGCCCTGGGGACGCTTCTAAGCCATCTGGGCGACCCTGCGGTGACCGAGATAGAAGCCCTGGTGTTTGAACAGACCGCGATCAAGACCCCCGAGGGCACCACCTACCGGCTCAGCCCAGATCGGCTCAATGAGCACTTCAACACCCGCCGCACCCATCTATTGCGCGTCTTGATGGAAGGAGTCAAGTATCAATACAGCGATTTTTTCGCTGGCGGCATGGCGGCCTTTCAGGAGCTGAATCCCATGCCAAGCGCCGAGAAACAGTAACCGACTGGTTTCTCTGGGCACCGATCATGCGCGGCTATTGCGACCTTGACCAACTGCGCACCGTGTACTCCCTCAGTGACCTCTGTGCCTTCCACACCGCGATGGTGGAATGGGATGCCCTCCAGCATGACGCACTAACCCCCTGCGATGATTCTCGACGAATTCCTGATCCGCCTTGGCGCGGTCGCTGATACCTCAGGCTTCAACACCTTTAGCACCGGCCTGACCCGCGTTACGGGCCTCGTGACGGTGGCCGCCGCCGCCATGGGAGGGGCGCTGGCCGGAATGAATCGCTTTGTCGGCAGCGCCTTAAGCGAACTCAATGCCCTCAACAGCGCCAGCCAGCGCACCGGAGCCAGCCTGTCCTTTCTCCAGGAGCTGGGCTATGCGGCGCGTTTGAATGGCTCCTCTGTGGAGGCATCGACCCGTTCTATTGAATCCTTGTCCCAAAAAATAGGCGAAGCCGCCAATGGGGTGGGGCGCGGGGCCATGCTGTTCCAGAAGCTGGGCTTGCAGGCCCGACAGGCCGATGGCTCCGTTAAATCCGTTGGCGACATGCTGGGCGATGTGCAAGAAAAAATCCGTGGCTTGTCGGCACCACAACAGCAGTCCATCCTGGCCAACCTGGGCATGGATGCCACGATGCTGCAAACCTTGCGCCTGAGTCGTGAGGCGTTAAACGGCGTCTTCAAAGAGGCACACGATCTAGGCGTCATCACCGCTGATGGTGCCGATACCGCGCTGGAGTATGGCGATGCGATGGAACGCCTGCGCGTGGTGCTGGGGGCCTTACGGACCAACATTGCCATTGGGGTGGCACCGGCCTTCACCCGGCTGATTGAGCACTCCAAACACTGGTTGATTGCCAATAAAGAGCAACTGCGTGATGGTATCGGCAAAGTGGTCCAAGTCTTAATTGCAGCGGGCACCGCCGTATGGAACTTCATCCGTGCCGTGAACAGCGCGGTGAATCAGACCATTGGCTGGAAAGCGGTGCTGCTGGCCGTGGGCGCGGTGCTGGCCCGGGCCTTTGCGCTGAACCCGGTCACCTGGCTGATTGCGGGGATTGTGGCCCTAGTGGCCCTGGTCGATGACTTCATAACCTCCCTGGACGGCGGAGAGTCCTTGCTCGGTGCCTTCTGGGGTCCACTGATCACCTACGCCAAGCGTGCCAAGGCCGTGATTGAACACCTTACGCCCGCACTCAAAGCCCTTGGCGTCCTCTTAGCGGGACTGGCCATCGGTCACGTGGTGAGTAATATTGGCCGCCTCGTGGGCGCAGGCCGCACTCTGGCAATGTGGCTGGCGGGGCCGTTGGTGAAAGCGCTCCAGGTTGCCGCGCTGGCGTTGCGTGCTGCCTTCCTCTCCAACCCCATTGGGCTGCTGATTGGAAGCGTGGCCCTGTTGGCCTATGCGATCTATACCCACTTCGACAAAATCAAACACTGGGTGAGCACCGCCTGGCAGTGGTGCACCCGCACCACCCATGCTGCCTTTGGGTCCATCCAACACACGCTGCAAGAGGCTGCCGCCGCCGCCAAGACCACCTGGGCCAGCATCAAGGACGCCTGTGCGCTGGCCTTTAGCCACAGCATCGCCAGCGCCGATAGCGCGGTGAACCGCTTGCGCACCGTGTTCAGCGCGATGGGCAGCCGTATCAGCGCCGCCCTGACCAGCGCCTTCGACACCCTCATGAGGCTATGGGACCGTACCGTCGGGCGTATCGCCCAGGGGGCCGAGCGGATCAAAGGCTTTTTCCGAGCGCTTGCTCCAACACTGAAGCAGGCCGGTCGTGACACCCAAGACGTGGCGCAGCGCGTCAATGCACAGGTGCAGGCCGCCCAGACGACAGGCCGCCACGCCGCTGCTCAGACCACCACGCCCGCCCATTCCCAGGCCAACGTGCATTCCCAACAGGAAGTAAAGATCGATATCCACACCGCCGACCCCATCCTGGCCGGTCGCCAAGCCGCCGCCGACATCAAACGACACCACCAAATGGCGCTGCGCAATACCGGTAGTGCTGTGGCGTTTTGAGGGGATCGTTTAAGAAAACAGACTAAATAGTCTGCCAAACCAGAATGCAACAGTCGGTACATGGGGTAGCCAGCCTATCCCTATGATCTCCGAAGAGGAAAGTGCTTATACCTATTTTGATATATGAATAGAATGTTAATTAATGTGAATATAATCACAAATATGTGATATTAATAAATCTCCTCTATTAAATAAATGCGTTTAGTTAATGACTACAGCATTGGAGGAAACGTGAATCCTGTGATTGGATATCGCAGTCCTCGTATACAGGGATGTTTATCTAAACAGTTTAAGGAGTAAAAAGATGAGAGAGTTGACCTTTGAAGAAGCTTTAAAAGTGGATGGTCAGGGGTGGAATTGGGTTCCGGATTGGGCTAAACAAGCAGTGGAAGGTTTTGCAGTGGGGGCTGGTATCGGAGGTAGTGTGTTTGGCCCGGCAGGTGCGGCTATAGGTGGGGCTGTAGGTGGTACAGCCGCACTTGCTGATTATGTATACTCCCATCCTCATGCACTCACCCAGCAGCAGCAAGACTTTCAAAAGATGGTCATTAATTGGGCGTGAATTATGCATAAATGAGCAGTTGTGTCACCTTCTGCCATCTTGATAAGTAAGCTGGAACCGCTGAAATTTGCGTCAGCCGTGATAGAACAACGGAACGGTGCGGCTGACTTCATGTTCTCTACGCACTTTGATGAGATGGCGGGCAATCCATCTTGAATGGGTTACGAATGATGTCACGGATGATGTTCGTGTAGACCATATGGCCGCTCACACAATAACCTCTGGCTGAGCGGCCATATCTATCAATATCAAGGAATCAATCATCTGGGCGGAGTGACTCTTCCCTTCGCCACTCCTTTAGTCATTCAACAATAATGGATTCGGCCAAAGAGCTGCTGTCTAAAGACATGGCTAAGCACCTCGGTCTGTTTATTCCTAATGTTGTACCGTAATCCATCTATCCCCTCATGATCACCCTGACCCACCGCCACGTCGGCACCGTCACCCTGGATGCGGTGATGGAAGAAACCCACCAAGCCGAGCTGCGCATCACTGAAAACCCGATAGAGTCTGGCGCGATGATCGGCGATCACGCCGTCCTGATGCCGCAGACCGTCACCATTGCTGGCATTGTGGTGGACTACCAACCCCAGCGCAGCCCAGCCCCTGCCGCAGAGGAACACGGGGCCGAGCCATTGCGTGTCCTGACCGATCGCGTCCCATTTCCGACGGACCTGCTGCCCTTCACCGCTCAGGCGCTGCGTGTGGCCCAACGTGAGCTGCCCTCGGTGATCAGCCAAGCCACTGCACCCCAGAGCGACGGCCAGCACGCCGTGCGCCCTCTGGCCGACTGGCTTCCCGATGACCAGCCCATCCCCCCCCGTGATGACTCCAGCACCACAGGCCGCATTGCCCAGGTGTACACCGCCCTACGGAATCTACAACGCAGCGGACAGACCCTGGAGGTACACACCGGCGTCCAGACGTATCAAGACATGTTGATTCTCTCCATCGCGGCCAGACAAACCCAGGATGGTTCGATTGAATGCGTGCTGACAGTGCGAGAACTGTTCATCGTCAAGACAACATCGATTTCTGGTGTCTCATTGCCCGCCCCCAAACGCGGCAGGAGCGCCTCCCAAGGCGCGGCGCAACGCCACAGCGGCCAGACCCACCCTAAGCCGGTGGACACCGAGAAGAACCGCTCCTTACTGCGTCAGATGTCTGGACTGTTCTGATGTGGCAGATTCCCGTGGATAGCAGCGCGTATCAGACCCAGTCGTTTCGCGTAGGTGCCGAGTCCCTACGCTTGATCCTGCGATGGAATCCGGTCCCGTGTTGCTGGTCGATGGACCTGTACACCGCGACCCTAGATCAGCCCGTGGCGCAAGGCATCCCCCTGGTGGTGGGCGTCCCCCTGTTGTGGCGGCGTCCTGTCGATTACTTCTTTTGGCTGACAGATGAAAGCGGTTTAGAGATGGACCCGATGCGCCACGATGACCTGGGCGAACGCTGCTTGCTGTTTGTTGGATTAAAAGAGCAGGTCCGCCCATGAAACAGTTTGGCCGCCAGTATCGCCTGGAGCTGGGGTCCAGCCACGATGGGATTGCCATCGACACCCTGCGCATCGCCTTTGACATCCGCAAAACCAGCGACTCCACCCCCAACCCCGCCAAGATCACCGTATGGAATCTCAACCGCGATCACCTGAGCTTGCTCACCAGCCGACAGTACAACAGGGTCCGGCTGCTCGCCGGTTACGCAGAACTGCGCCTGTTATTTGTCGGTGACATCATCAAGCCTTCTGTGCGGCGTGATGGGACGGATTACGTCATTGAACTGGAATGCGGCGATGGCGATCACGACTACCGCCATGGGCATGTTTGCTTATCGTTGGCCGCAGGGGCGACCGATGCCCAGGTACTGCGGGCACTGAGTACCTCCATGCCGTCTACCCAGCTGGGACCTATCCAGATGCAGGGACAACGTGGCTTGACCCGCGGCAAAGTCCTGTCGGGCAATACCCGCGACCTGCTGGATGCAATGGCCAACAATCATGGCGCGGACTGGTCCATCCAGGATGGCGCACTGATGTTACTGCCTGCCGATACCGTCCTGGCCGGTGACGCCGTGCTGCTGTCCCAAAGCAGCGGCATGATGGGCTCCCCCGAAGTGACCGATGATGGATTAAAAATCACCACCTTGCTCAATCCGGCCTTGCGCATCGGCGGCCTGGTGCGCGTGGACTCGATCATCCCTATCTACAACGGCGACTACAAAATCACCTCACTGCATGACATGGGCGATGTCATGGCCGAAGCCTGGTTCAGTACGGTGACCTGTGTGGGCGGTGATTTTCAGAACGTGAGGCCGTCTGTATGAGTCTGGATGACTGGAATAACGCCTCCCTCAGTGCCGTACTGCAACGCAGTACCGAAGCGCTGGCACAGCGCCTGCGTGTGGCCTTGCCTGGGCAGATCGTCCGCTTTAACCCAGTCACCCAAACGGCGACCGTACAGCCGTTGATCCAGCAGAAGAGGAACGATGGCTCCCTTCAGCCCTTACCGGTACTCCAGGATGTGCCGGTGTCCTTCCCGCGGGGCGGCGGCTTTGTGATGACCTTCCCCGTGGCTGCTGGGGATGAATGCGAACTCATCTTCCAAGATCGCTGCATGGATGCCTGGTTCCAGTCTGGCCGTGCGTCCGAGCCTGTGGACTATCGCCTGCATGACCTGTCGGATGCCGTGGCGCATGTTGGCATTGCCTCCTTGCCCAATGTCATTCCAACGTTTGAAATGGACGGCGTGGTACTGCGCACCCTGGATGGCCGCGCCTCATTCAAACTGGATACCCAAGGCGTGATCACGCTGCGTGGAACCAAGCTGGTTCTTGATCTTCCCGTGGAATTCACCCAGGGACTGCGTGGTCATGGCGACGTCGTATCAAACAGCATCGGCCTGGAGACACACACCCACGACAACGTGGAGAACGGCCCAGGACAGACAGGCCCGGCCCAATGAGAGTGCGGCGCGTGGACAGCCAAGGGGATTGGACCTTCGGCAACGGGCGCGGCAACTATGCCGCCGCCAGCGATTCCGTGGCACAGCGGGTGAAGACACGGCTACGCTCCTTCCGTGGCAACTGGTTCCTGGATCTGGACCACGGCCTGCCGTGGTTGCAGCTAATGGAGCGGCCTGCCGACCTGGTACACCTGGAGCGCGAGGTCAAGCGCTGCATCCTCACCACCGAAGGGGTGCGCCGCCTCACCGCCTTCTCAATGGCCTTGGACGCGGATACCCGCACCTTAACCATCCAGGTCACCTTGCTGGATGTGGACCAGCAGGCGATGACCGTTAGTACCACGCTGTGAGGGGATGCTGATGACAAACAGATAGGATTTCTTTAAAGGCTTGTCGCGCATCCGGTCAGTGAACACCCGACGGTTTCGCAGACAGCTCGATCCCTAGCGCCTTCATCACGGCCAATGTCGTGCGCAGCGTTGGGTTGCCCTCGGCACTGAACGAGCGGTAGAGCTGTTCGCGCGATAGCCCTGTTTGGCTGGCGATCTGCGTCATGCCCTTGGCGCGGGCAACGACGCCCAGCGCGTGGGCAACGTAGGCAGGATCGTTCGTCCCGAACGCAGCTGCCATGAAATCGGCGATGGCCTGGTCAGTGGTCAAGTCCTCGGCTGGATCGTAGCTCGTCAGTTTCTCGGTCATGGTCATTCGCTCCATTGTTCAGACAGGTGCAGCGCAGTCTTGATGTCGCGCGCTTGTGATCCTTTGTCACCGCCGCAAAGCAGCAAGTAGATCGTGTCGCCACGCCGCTGGAAATACACCCGGTAACCGGGGCCGTAGTTGATGCGAAGCTCGCTGACACCTTTCCCTACTGGCTCCGCGTCGCCGACATGGCCGAACGCCAAGCGGTCGAGGCGCGAGGCGATGGCCGAGCGGGCGCGCGCATCCTTGAGTTTCTCCCGCCACTTGCGGAAGGTGTCAGTCTGCTTCAATTCAATCATGTCACAATTGTAGTCTAAAAAATACTACGATGGGGGACGTCTGAATTGCCTGTTGATTTAAGGATGACGTTGTTTATTTCTAATTTATCAAGTGCTTGAACCATGGGAAAAGTCACCACCAGCGGATACGAAGCCGAGCGGCTGGATACGATCATTGCCCGCTTGCAAGAAGGCTTCCGTTCGATTTACGGCAACGATATCAATGTTGATCCGGACAGCCCCGATGGCCAGTTGATTGGCCTGATTGCACAGATCAAAGCCGATCTGGAGGAACTGGGCACGGACATCCACCGGCAACTGGACCCGGATTACGCCAGCGGCGCGTGGCTAGAACAACGCGTGGCCTATGCGGGCCTCACCCGCAGGCGAGCCAGCTACAGCTACTTACGCAATGTCACCTTGAGCGGCACACCTGATGCCCCGATCCCTGCTGGGTCTGTTGTTTCCGATCCCAATCGCTGCCGCTGGCAGCTCGTGTCATCCGTGCGCTTGGATGCCACCGGCCACGCCCATGCAGACTTTCGCAGCGACGCCTTAGGCCGTGTTGACGTCCCCGCACACACCGCCCTGACCATTGAAACCGTGGCCCTGGGCTGGGACTCGGCCCTCACGACCGAGGACGCCGAAGCAGGGGCAGAAGAAGAGTCCGATGCGGCGCTGCGCGCCCGCTTCTTTAAAAGTCGCGCTAAGACATCCACCAACAATGCTGACAGCATCCAGGCCACACTCTGGGGGCTGCCCGACGTGCGCCACGTCGTCTGCTTAGAAAACTTCACCGATACCGTGGATGCTGCGGGAGTCCCCGCCCACGGCATTAACGTCATTGTGGAGGGGGGCCGGGATGAGGCCATTGCTGAAGTGATCTATCACCATAAAACACTCGGGACAAACATGCGTGGTGAGGTACGGGTACAGATTAAAAACAAACACGGTCAACCTAGAGAGATCTATTTTGACCGTCCAACGATGGTCCGTTGCGCCGCCCGCATCGAAGTAGAGCGCGATAGCAGCACGTCCGGTATTGATACCCATGCGATCAAACAGGCATTGGCCGAGCGCTCCTTTCTGATTGGCGAGCACGTTCACCGCAGCCGACTGTATACCCAAATTAATCGCGTCCCAGGCTTTTGGGTGACATCGCTGATGATCGGTCAAGCAGGCCAAGCGTTGTCTGAGCAGAATATTCCTATCGACGTGCGAAGCATGGCGCGCTTTGCAATGAACGATCTGCAGGTTGTCGTGCGATGAGCTATGCGGACCTGTTGATCTGGCAGTACAAGGGCCAACCCAGGGCCACCGCCACCGCTGCATTGATCAGCGATACCTTCGGCAGCACCTGGAACGGCTTAGCCGATCTGCGCCAGACATTGGATATCGAACGCGCCACCGGAACACACCTTGACCTCATCGGCCAGCATGTCGGTCAATCCCGTGTCTTATCCAGTGAACGCCCCCCCGTGCGGCACGATCTAAGCTTGGACGATGCAGCCTACCGCTTTCTCATCAAGTGCCGGATTGCCAAAAATCACATGACCGGCACCGCGCCCAATATGGAGCAAGTGCTTGACTTCATCTTTCCCGGCAGCGCCGCAGTGCTGGACCACTACGACATGAGCTATACCGTGTTTGTCAGTACTGCAATGATTTCAGACGTCATCCGCTATGCCATCACTGCGCTGGACATCCTGCCACGTCCAGCAGGCGTGCGGGTTCGCTACAACCTTGTGACACATCTGCCCTTCGGATACGAGCGCAGCAACCGTAACTACACACACGCCGCGTTTGGCGACCCACCCGAGCGATAACCCATGACAGAACACTACTTCCGTACCCCCTTTGCCCAGCAAGGGGACATGATCCACGTGCCCGAAGCCAAAGACAGTCACGGCTTTGTGAGCTACACCCAGGGATGGGGGCCGGACTATCAAAAAGATTTAACCAAGGAGCCGACGGCTAAACCCGTAGAACGCACTGTCATGAATGCCGTGCTGCACGCCATCACCACGGTGCTTAAAGGCTACCAAGAATACGGCAGCCCTGAATTCATCACCGCCGAACAGAATAACGGCACGGCATTTTCATACATGCGTGGGGTGATCGTCCGATACCGCCCGGATCACGCAAGCCGTTACGGGCTGTATCTGTCCACGGCTGACAACAACACCGATACACCGCTACAGAATGAACCCAACCGCTGGACGGCACTCTCCAGGTACGAGCCTGGACAGATTGTCTACACCGCAGGCAAACGCGCCTTACCCGGCACGCTGCTGTGTGATGGCCGCGCTGTATCGCGTGCCATGTACCCACGCCTGTTTGAGGAAATCAACACCAGTTATGGTGCCGGTGATGGTGTCAGCACCTTCAATATTCCTAATTTTCTTGAAGGCACCGTCGGCGTTCACACCGCCGACCCTGCCTTGGTCGGCACCTTCACCAGCGGGCAGGTGATCTCCCATGCGCACACCGCGACGGCCGAGGAGGGCGGTAGGCATCTCCATCCTGTCACAGTCCATCCCGCAGGCCGCCATACACACCCTGCCAGCGCAGCAGCGGCGGGCAATCATCTACACCAGGCATGGAGTGACGAACAAGGATTGCACCAGCATACAGGCAGTACCTCTTGGGACGGTGACCACGCGCATATCTTGGGTTCTTTCAGAGCGATCTATGCCTCTGGAAGAGACATGGGTTTTTATGAGCAAAATCAAGGCAAAGTCACGACCAATGTCACTGGCGGGCATCTACACAGATTCACCACCGATGCAAACGGCAAGCATGCCCATAACATCGGCATGCAGGCCGCAGGGTTTCATGTGCACGATATTGCTGTAACAGCAGAGGCAGATCATGCCCACGCGGCAACAGCCGAATCGGCGGGCAGGCATGGCCACACTGTGTCCATTGATCGCTTTGGAGAACACCACAACCTGCCCGCTGGACTGCGCGTCATGGCGTGTATCGCGTATTGATCAGCGACATTGATCCATCGCATTTTTTTCGATGAGGCTTTGCTCCTCCATCACCTTTTGCATGGCTGACTCCATATGCTCGCCAACACGCGCGAAGTGTTCATAGATACGGGATTCTGGGCTTTCCTGTACCAGGTAACGATCAAGCGACTCTGTAGGCCACAGCGAAAACGCCTGCCCGAATCCCGATAGGAAATCGTTCAATCTGTGAGCCAATTTACTCATCATTAAACACACTCAATTATTGTTTCATTGTTAAGCTGGATTTGATTTGATCGAGATTTTTCGTAGAGCTTCCCATAGCTATGGGCTTTGATTTTCTGCTCATAGAATTCTTGAATGAGATCGTTGTTTATAGTCAGGTTCATAAGACCAGTTTCCTTTCTTTTAGGCCCATTCCGTACCTGCCACCACGGAGTGCCTTCCTTGTGAGTCATCTCTGATAACTGAATACCGCCAAAGTGTCCACAGCTATTCCAAACACTATCTAAAATTTCTTCCGATTTTTCGTCGATCTTCGAAGCACGGGCAGTGGCCCAAGAAAACGGATTGACAGGCAGTAACTCAGTAATTCCGCCACTTCCATATTGCTTCATTTTCCTATACAGAGAACTAATAACAGGGCCGTGACGCCATGCTTCGACAACTTCATCAATCAAAGGCTCCTTCCGGAATCCAAGGTGCCAACCATGAGCAATGTAGACGAGCTTCAGCACCTGCATAGGTGTGAGTGCACGCCCTTCTTTAGAGGCTCTTTGTAAGAAGTAGTTAGCGATGGTCGCTGGCGAGTACGGCATGCCCATCACTCTGCAATATTTTTCTCATAGTATTTTCTGAAAACAAATGTCATCACCATCACTTTAATAGATGCCTTTTACACTAAGTGTGATAGTGGGAATATTTAATTACAGATAGCACCTCTCCAGCTTCATGATGGATAGATTGATGAGCAGAACAGGAAACGGTGCGGTATCAGTGTAGAAGTAGCCCCCAGATGTGTGAATGTGATGAAATCGTCTCCTAACGTGCTAATGCAGGGGAGGCATCGAATGAGGACAGACTTACGTGGATTAGTAGAACGCATTGATCTAAGCGTATCACGAGGTTTGATCCCTCTTTTCGAGGCTATTTCCAACTCTATTGATGCCATCAATGAACGGGGTATTCCTCCCTACGATGGCTGTATTCGCATCCGGTTGATTCAGCGCCATGACTTGGCGACGGATGGGCGAGATCAGATAATTATGTTCGATGGATTCGAGATATCAGATAACGGCATTGGCTTCACTCAGCGTAACACCAAGTCTTTTGGTGAGGCATACACACTAAGCAAGATAAAGCTGGGTGGCAAAGGCGTCGGAAGGTTCATGTACCTCAAGGTCTTCCAGCACGTGCAGATTAAGAGCATTTTTGATAGCGATGGTAAACGCTACCAACGTGCATTCCGATTTAGCATTGATGATGAGATGGTCGGTTCCGATAAAACGGCACTCACGGATGATCCAGTTGGAACAACTATCTTTATGCAAGGGGTAAACCAGAAGTACCAATCTATATGGGCGTGCGGTCCAGAAACAATTGTCCAACGGATCACTGAGCACTTTCTGATACGATTTGCTTCTGGGTTTTGCCCGCAGATCATTCTTGAAGCGACCGGGTTTGAGGCGATCAATGTCAATGATTACCACGACCAAACGGTTCTGAAGCATATTAAAGAACTTTCCTTCCCTGTCGGCGAGAACAGCTTTGATGTTCAGGTATTACGGAATAAGGCCCCCCGTGCCAAACATGAGTACTACCTTTGCGCTAACGGCAGAGAAGTCACGACGGCTCGACTGCGTAACATCATGCCTGAATTGCCGGAAAAGCTCACTGACGATCAGCAGGACTCATATACGCTTATCGTGCTGGTTACTGGGAAATATCTGGACGAGCATACAAACCAGGAGCGGACGAACATTCTCTTTGAAGCCGATGACGCTCCTGACCTTGACCGCAGTCTGCTCTCAAAAGATCTACTGACGAAGGCACTGGCGGAATTGCTGCATGATGTATTGAAAGGGGATCTCAAGACAACCAACGTAGAGAAGATCTTACAGATCGAGCGGTTCATTGAGGGAGCTCCTGAGTATCGGATGTTGATGCATGAACGCTACCGACATTTGATCGAAAAGAAGATTCAACCTGGGCTAAGCGATGAGAAGCTCGACGAAGCTTTGCTTCATCTTCGGCGCGATATTGAAGATAGTGTAAGGAAGGAGGAGCGTCACCTTGCGGCACGTATGGAGAAAGAGTCATTCGAGGCCTACGAGCAGCAGATGAAGAAACTCATGGAGGACATCAACGATGTTGGCAAGAGCAATCTGGCTGCCTACATCGCGCACCGCCGGATCATTATTGATCTATTTGGCCGGAGCCTTAAGCGTGCTCATGAAGATGATAAGTATCCTCTTGAGCGAATTCTGCACAAGATGATCTTCCCAATGGGCGCAACATCAAAGGATATCTTCTTAGATCAGCAGAATCTTTGGATGATTGATGAGCGTCTTTCCTTCCACACGCTTCTGACATCGGATAAGAAACTCAATAGCGTTCGTGGTTTGGAGGGCACCTCCGGGAAGGAGCCGGATATCTTTGCTTTCTTCTACGATACGCCTATTGGAGTGGCAGAACCTGGCGATAGTGCAGTAGTCGTCATTGAGTTTAAACGACCTGGGAGAAATGACTACAGTTCAGACCCTACCGGGCAGATTACGCGGCTGCTCAATGAAATTAGGGCAGGCACGGTCAATGATATTGAAGGCCGCCCAATTAATTCGGCCAGCATGCGCTACATTGGGTATCTCATAGCGGATATCACTCCAACCATGCGTAGCCACATCGAAATGACCTACAACAAAGCTGCTGATGGCCAATCCTACTTTATAACGCTTTCCGGTGCGCAGGGATATGTTGAGATCATTTCATATGACCGATTGCTCAAAGATGCCAAGCGTCGAAACAGAAAGATGTTCGAAAAGCTAGGGGTGCGTAAGAATTGAGGCCTTGGTCCTCGGTGCCTTCCAGCCAGCGGGGAGGAAGCCTTTGGACGTTGAGGATGCTGGTCATTCAGTATTGCACCGACATCCCTAGGTCACACGCGAAAAAGTCCTACCTGCTATTAAGGCATTCTCTGATACCACCGTCCCGCTTCATGCGGCATCTTAATCCTTGCCGGACGCGGGGCCATTGAGGCCGCTCCACCCGCGAGGCGCTGGAGCAGCGCCTCTACCGGCACCTTAATTTGACCGCTAAAAAAGGTTTTTCGTACTGAACATGTACCACTACACCGAATCAGGCCTAGGTAATGTGTGGTTACGCAACGGGTTTACGGTGCACAAGACACCCTATGGCGACGGCATTGCTATTACTGATTTACCAAGTCTCCATAGAAGCCTTTCCCTAGCGCTGGCGCTGAAACCGGCCACCCTTTCAGGTGCCGAAATCCGCTTCATGAGAAAGGAACTCGAGCTATCGCAGCCTGAGTTCGCGGCTCGTCTGGGCGCGACGACGCAGACGCTTGCGGCCTGGGAAGAGGGGAGGGCGGCGCTTCCAAACGCCGCAGACAAGACGATCCGCGTTCTAATCAACGCGCATTACAAAAGGTGATAGGTGGATCGGTTAACCTCAAACCCCACGGGTAGAATCCAAGGTGTGTTTCTACTCCGCAATTTCTCATTTCCATCAAAATCCCCTGAAAATAACGATTAGTAATTTTACTCATTGCGGAGCTTATTATTAAGATAAGTTATTGATTATTAATGTTAAAATATGATGCATATAATGCTTACTTCAATTTGAGGTGCTTGGAATGTTGCAACGATTCGAAACCGGCGTTCGTATGTCCGAGATGACGGTGTACCGTGGGGTTTGCTATCTGGCGGGACAGGTGTCTGAAGATGCCAGTGTTGGTATCCGGGGGCAGACTGAGCAAGTGCTGGCGGAGATAGACCGACTCTTGGCGCTTGCGGCTAGTGACAAGAGTAAGATATTGAGAGCTGAAATATTTCTGGCCGACATCAATGATTTTTCTGGTATGAACGAGGTTTGGGATGCCTGGGTACCGCAGGGCTTCACGCCGGCGCGTATGACGGTACAAGCTAAATTGGCCGATCCGGCATGGAAGGTTGAAATTATGGTGACTGCGGCAGTTTAG